GCATAAATTTTTAAAGTTCTAAAAATTTATGCTATAATTCAAAGCTTAGCGGCTGTAGCTCAGCTGGATAGAGTACTTGGCTACGAACCAAGGGGTCGTGGGTTCGATTCCTGCCAGCCGCACCAATAGGTAAGCCCTGCAAGTCTTTGATTTGCAGGGCTTTTTCCTTTGTAGGGTGCGTTCTTCACGCTACCCGCTCCAGTGCCCTTGTGGGGACTTTTGGGGGACTCTCTCCCCCGGCGATACGCGCCTGGTGTTCTGCGCGCAGTGTTGCCAACGATTTATTCCAAGCCCCCGAGTCGGCGGTGATCTTCTCCAGCGCCCCATGCAGCTCCACGATCTGCGCCGTGCTGTAGTGCTGGGTCATGCTCCGCGTGCTGTGCCACAGCACATCGGAAATGGTGCCTTCGGGCACGCCTGCCTCGCGCAACCGCATTCCCACGGTGTGGCGCAGGTCGTGCACATGCAGATCACCAAGCCCTGCTGCCGCCCGTGCGTTTTGCCAGCCCGTGTTGTTCATGGTCTGGATGCGTCGGTACTTCATCAGTGGGGCCTTGTCGGTGTTCGTCTTGCGCTCGCGGCGGTACACGAACACGTTGCGGGGGTGCTGGCCGCGCACAGACTCAATCACTGATTGGGCGACCGAGTTGCACACGACCAAGCGGCCACGGTTCTTGCCCTTCACGTGCTCGCGAGGCACGTCGAACACTGAGATCCCCAGCTCCGGGATCTGGATCTCCCAATCCCACTCCAGGCTGCAGACCACGTCGTCGCGCACGCCAGTGTTCAAAACGAACAGCGCCATGCGGGCAAGGTGGTCGGGCAGCATGGGGAGCAACTTGCGCTGCTGGCCCCAGCTGATGGGGGATGGTTCGCGCTGGTGGCCCACCAGGGGCAAAACAGTGATCTTGGGGGCGGTGTCGAGCCAAGTGCGGCCATCTTCGTCGCGCCAGGTGGTGGCGGCCAGATTGAGAATCCGGCGCACCACTCCCAGGGCGAGGTTGATGGTCTTGTTGGCACGGCCTTCCTTCTTGCGCGCAGCGATGTACGGCACCAGGGTGGCGTCGTGGATCTGCACGAGTTCAAGGTGGCCGATGAAGGGCATGATCGATTTCAGCAGGATGGCCTCGGTTGCGAGTGAGGCTTTGTCCTGGTTCGTCAGCAGGTAGTGGGCGGCCACCCCGTCGAAGATGCGCGCCTGGCGGGCTCCGTGGAGCACCACCTCGCGTTTTTCTGCCAGCTGCTTGATCAGCCAGCTTTCTGCCTCTTCAAAACTAAGGAGACCGCGCTGGCGAAATCGCTCACCGCGCCACCACTTGTCAACTTGCCAGGTGTTGTTTTTGTCGGGGTAGATGCCCGTTTGTCTTTGGCCCATGTGTTCCTTCCTTTCTCTGTGGGCCGTCCGTTCCTGGCCGCATTGTGCGCGCTATCGTTCGCCGCGTCTTGTGGTGCTGGCTGCTCGATCTGGGCTTCTGCCTTCATTTCGTCAAACAAGCGGTCGAGGTCTTGCTTGTCGTAGATGAGGCAAACGCCCTGGTGCAGGCCTGTCAGCCGGGGCGCCCAGTTGGCCTCCCAGGTGCGTCGCTTAACGCCGACGTAGGCCATGGCTTCTTGTTGGGTCAGGCCGCGTTTCATTTCAGACGCTCCATTTCCCATAGATGGCTGGCATGTTTATGCGCGGCCTCACGTGTTTGGAAGCCGCTGCTGATTGAGCCAACGATCAATCTCCAGCAGCACGCATCGAGGTCCCAGCTCTCCAGCCAAACATAGAACCCGTTGTGGAGGGGGGACTCTCGCCTGGACTCTGGCACCAATCCAGCGACCACCTGAACGAGCTTGATGCGACAAGCGTGATGCGGTGGGACCGAAAAAATCCAGGTTGCTCCGCCGCTGTGACGATCCATGGCCTCGCCTAGGGGCTTAGGTCGCAAAGCGATGCAGGGCTTGCTGCGGCCGTCTTTGAGCCAGGGATCGTCGCCGCAGTGACTTAGGCAGTCGCATGTGTCTGGGCTATCACTGCGCCCCACGCAGTGAGGCCCCTTGTCGCCGAGGCAGGGTGACCCGCATCGTGTCGGGGTAGTGCAGACGGCGCACTTCTCGGGTTGCGGCCCTTGTGATCCCGTGGTGGTGGGGCGTTTCTTCATGTTGCCACCGCCTCTTTTGGCACGTTGAAAAACCCCAACCGCCCCTTGAACGGCACGAAGGGAATGGGGTGGCTGTCGCGCAGCACGAACCCGTGTGTTCCCTCCTGCTTCCAAGGGGACGGGTGGTGCTGGCGGCAGTCGGTGATGTGTGTCCAGCCGACGAAGCCGCCGCGCGGCAGGTCTTCGTAGGCGGGCATGTTGGCGGGCAGCAGGCCCATGCGCAGCAGCTCCTCGCAGGTCTCGTCGTAGTAGCGGCGGGCCATGGTTTGGCCTGCGTGCACCAGCAAGCGGCCCCGGAAGTTGGTGGGCCAGTCGCGGTTCTCGATGTCTTTGAAGCCGTGGACGATGAGCCAGGCCCACGGCTGGCGGATGCTGAGTGCGGGGATCATGCGGACACCTCCATGCCCAGATCGGCGGGCGCCACGTTCACCAGCTGACCGCCCCCTTGGCTTTGCATGTGAGCGATGACGCGCTTCGTAGCGGTGTGCAGCTCAGCGGCGGTAAGCTGGCGCAACTGGTGGTCGTGCAGGTCAACCATGCAGGTGATGGCGTCCAGCTCGTAATAGCGCAGCGTGGGCGGGTGCCATTGGCTCGTCTCGCTGCCGCGATCCAAGACAGATTTGATGGCGACCAGCGCGGCCTCAATGTGTCCCTGCATGCCGCGTACGTAGCCCAGGCGCTCTATCTCCAGCGCGATCAGCATGGTGGTGCGCAGGGTTTGCACCTGCAGTTCTGTTGCCACTCCCTCACGCACGCGGGTAGCGCAGTGGCGAACTGCATTCATGGTCTCGCGGATTTCTCGCTCGGTGAGGCGGGTGGCGCGCTGCAGGGCCTTGCGCATGGTGTCAGCGGGCACGGGCTGGCGGCGTTGGGGGATGCGGTAGCGGGGCAGGCCCATCACACACCTCCCTGCGTGGAGTCGGCGTCCGCAGCCTCCAGCTCGGTGTAGTCCACGGTCAGTTCTATGGGCTCGGGTTCTTTGCCTGGGAAGGGCCATGGATCAGGAAGCGTTACCACCCACTTGCGACCGCTGGCGCGCACGATGGTGGCTATGTGATCCTTGCAGTGGATCACGCCGCTCGACGGGCCTTTGACGTCGCTCTTGAGTTTGACGGTTTGCCCCTCGGTGAAGTTGTTGGGCGTGTCTGCCTGTTGCATGGCCTGGGCGATGCCTGCCATCACGTCGGCCTGGCTGGCCTTGCCGGTGCCGTCCACGGCGCCCTTGGCTTTGCCCTTGGGCTTGATGGTGGGCTTGGCCTTGTCGGCGGGCGCGTCAGGCTGGGCCTCGGCTGCGCGCTCTGCGGCTTCTTCCTTCATCGCGTCTTGTGCGGTGGCCTTGTGATAGCTGGTGTCGATGTGGGCCAGCTTCGCAGCGGCGTCTAGCAGCTTGGCCTCGTCGGGTGGGCGTTGAAAGCGTGGCTCTACGTCCACCGTGGCCGCCAGCATGATCAGAGTGAGGAGCTGAGCCCGAGGGCTGGACTCAGCGCACTGGCGGGCCGCCCGTTCAAGTTCAGCGTCGGTGAACTGTTCGGGCAGATCGAAGATGAGTCGAGCCAGGGCTTCATCCGCCTCGCGCGCCTCGGCAAGGATGTAGTGATATGCCACCTCGGCGGGCAATTCCACTTCGTCAGGTGTGTCGTTCTGCAGCGACTCGATGATCTGCGTGATGGCCGCGCGTCTCCAGCGGCTCTGGTAGTCGGCCTGCAGTTCCTCTTTGGTGGGCTCGGCGGTCTTCTTGGCGGCCTTGCTTGCCGCGCCCTTGGCCTGCAGCGCTTCCCCTGCAGCACGCACAGGCACTGCCTCTACCACGCCGCCTGTGGGCGTCTCGATCAGCACCACCTTGCCCTGCGGCACTTCCTGGCCCAGCACTTGGCGCATGGGCTCGGTGTCGCCCTTCTTGGGCTTGTCCAGCAGTATGTAACCCTTGGGTGTGGCGCCTTCCGTGGGCATAAGCTCGCGGGCTTCGCGGCCCGTGATGATCTTGCGCCCCTTGGCCTGGGCTTCGGCCTTGAGGGCGTCGTAGTGGGCCTCTTTCTTGTCGGCAAAGCAGGCGGTGTCGGTACAGACGTCTGCACCCGCCTTGTCCCACAGCTCGGGGTTGGCGCCGGTGCGTTTGGGGCACTGAGTGCAGGCGCCAACCTTGGGCAGCAGCTGGGCGTTGTCCAGGGCGAAGGGCGCCTGGGTGAGGTCGGTCATGTACTGGCGCTGGGCCAGGTCTTTGGCGCTGCGGTAGCTGAGCGGGCCGCCATCGGGGCCGCCTGTGAGCACCTTCTTGGTGAACTCGGTCTGCAGGGCGGGCGTTGGGCGCTGCGCCACAAGCAAGGCCACACTGCGATTGAGTGCGCCTGACTTGAGGGCTGCGGTGGCCTCGGGGCAGATGTTGAGCAGGCGCAGGCTTTCGATAACGTGCGTGCGGCTGCGCTTGAGTGCGTCGGCCACGGCATCGCGGGTCAGCTCAAAGTCATCCACCAGCAACTGGATGCCGTGGGCCTCGTCCAGTGGGTTGAGGTTTTCTCGGTGCAGGTTCTCGATGAGCTGCATGACTACCGCCGCTGTGTTGTCGGCGTCTTTCATCAGCACGGGCACTTCGCGCAGGCCTGCGATGCGCGCCGCCACAAAGCGGCGCTCGCCCGCGATGATTTCATGCGTAGCGTGGCGCGTCTCTTCGTCAATGAAGGTGTCTTGCAGCCGCTCGGCAGGCAGGCGCCGCACCAGCAGGGGCTGGAGTACGCCGTAGATCTTCATGGTGGCGGCCATTTCCAGCAGGGCTTCGTCTTCCACGATCTGGCGATTGGTTTTGCTGCGCACCAGGGCAGTGAGCGCCAGGGTGCTGCCACCGGGGGCGGTGTGCTCGATGGCATCGGCGTCGGGCACAGTGAAATCCGACATGGGCAGCGTCGCAATCGTGTCGCCGCACTGGATTTGGTACTGCCGCCCGCCAGGGGTTTTGCCGATGATCTCGCCCTCCTGGCCCGCTTGCGGGTGGGGCTTGCCGCCCTTGAGGGTGGTGGCGTCTTCGTTGATGCGGGCCTTTCGGCCAATGAGTGGGTCTTTGGTGGCCATGGTCATGCCGATGTGGTTTTGTTGAAGGCGGTGCGGCTTGGCAGAGCGAATGCATCTGCTGAGCCGTTGCGGTGGGGCCTGGTGCGCAGCTCGGGGCATGTGTACGGCGCGCCCCCCGTCACGGTGCTGTTGCGTACCGGCTTGTCGGCGCTGGCGACTTCCAGGCGTTCGTCCATGCGGCGCTGTGCTTCTCGCACCTGGGCGCTGGTGGTCTTGCCGATGGGCTGCAGGCCGTTGGTGCGCAGCGCGGGCGGTGGCCCGTAGATCAAATGCACGCCCGTGGTGTTGGGCTTCGTCAGGCGCAGGGTGTCTGCCGCTGGGGAAATTGGGCGTCGCTTCATGCTGCAGCCCCCTGTGGTGCGGGTGGTGTGCCCAGGCCTAGCGGGCGGCCTATGGCGCGGCTGGCTGCGGCGATGATGGTGGGCTTGTCCGCGTGGCCTAGTGCCTCCGGGTTGAACAGATCCAGGACGAAAGCCAGTGCTGCATCCTGGCCGCGCCAGTGCTGCACTTCCGCGCGGTGCTTGCATTCGCACAACAGATCCAGCGCCAGAGCGCGGCCTGGGCTAAGGCGTTCGCCTGGCTTGGGGCTGGCGGCGGTGGTGCAGACGGTGAGTTTTCCGTCTGCCGCTTCGATGATGTGGATGGTGATGGCTGAGGTCATTCCAGGTCCTTGCGGGTGGATGCGGCCTGATAGGGCAGACCGATGTGGGCGGCGTCGCAGTCGAGCCGACGGGCGCGAAAGCGTGGGTTGGTGGCCTCCAGCTCTGCCACCTGGCCGCGCAGGCTGCGCGCGAGGGCGCTGGCCGCGTAGTGGCTGGCGGCGCTGGCGTTGGGGTAGGTGTGGCGTGCCACGACGTGCTGGCCTGACTGGGTGTCAGTGAGGTGCACATCGAGCACGGGCACGCCTGCCCTGGTGGTGCCACAGATGGCCGAGGTGACCGGGCCGCGTATGCGCAGCTGCAGGGTGCCCGTGGTCATGGCCGTTCCTTCAGGCGCTTTCGAAGCTCGCGCAACTTCATGTCCATCCGCGTGGCGGCAAGGGTGCGAACGTGATTGCCGTCAAACGTGGGCAGGTTGCGCAGGTAGAGCAGGGCGAAGATGAGGGCTTGCAGCATGTCAGGCCCCCAGCAGTGCAGCGATGCCCGCCGCAATGAATGGCGAGCCCAGCAGCAGGCCCGCCAGTGCGCCCACGGCTATGCGGCGGCGATGGTGAGCGCGGCGGCAGAAGTAGGGGCCGTCGATTTGGATCGGGGATCTCATTGCCGTCTCCCCTGCATTCGTGACAGGTTGAGAACGCTGGCGGGCGGCGCGTCGGGATAAAGCGCCTCGGCGTCGGCCTGGGCCTGCGCGGCACTGGCAAAGATGCCCGTGTAGCCTTTGTGGCCGGGCACCTTGATGAGGAAGATCAGCATGGCGATGCCTCCTTGTTCGCGCTTTGTTGCTTTGGTGTGAACACTGCGCGGCCTGCCTCGGTGGGGCGGTCAGCAGCGTCAATGAGCCCGCGCTGTCGCAAGGCGTGCAAAGTCTGGAACGAGCCGCCGTGCTGGCTTTGACCGTTGAGGTGTGCCCATGGGCCTTTGCCGCTGAGGATGCTGCGCAGCATGTTGCGCATGGCGGGGGATAGACGTGGAGAGGTCATGGAGTGGGCACCTCCACCAAGTCGCCGAAGTTGTCGGGCACGTAGTAGTGGTAGGAGCCATTCCACTCCTCGCCTCCCAACACGGCCTTGCGCGTCTCGAAGCCCTCCCAATAGTGACCGAAGCGTCCGACGCTGTTACGCCACACGATGTGCCCGTTGGCGGAGTACTTGTTCCTGTCTTCGTGCCAGAAAAGCGGCTTAGGCTCCGGGGAGTCCAGCAAGACCGTTTGCGGATCGATCTCTGCCTGTAGGTCGCTTGGCCAGGGTTCGAACTTGAGCGTGGCTTCGTGCTGTCGCTGCAGTTCGGCTGGGTCCAGGCTGTTCGCGCTGGCGGCTTCTTCGATCAGCAGCTCGTAGGTGCGGCTGCCAGGCCCGATGAGCCACGCCAGGCGTGCGTCGCTCTGCATTTGGCGCAGGATGTGGTGGACGGCGGCGCTCATGCTGCACCGCCTTGTGTGTTCTGAGCAGGCTTATCGGTAAAACGCCGTGGAAACCAGTCGCAATAGGTGTCAGTTGGCTTGTGCCCAAAAATCATGCAGCAACGGCGCTCATGCACGCAGTGGCCGCAGGTCTTTGCGTCAGGCAACTGCATGCACGTCTTCTCGTCGCACGATTTGTCAGCGCAGCAGCCGTGCGAATGTTGTGCAGTGCTCATGCCACACCGCCTTCCATCACCTTGCCGACATGCGCCTGCAGCAGGGCCAACTCCAGCCGCGCCCGCACGCGGGGCGTGCAGAAGAAGTCGACGTCGTGCAGGGCCATGTGCTTGGTGCCCTCGCTGCCCCATTCGCACTCGAACAGGGCGGTGTCGTCGTCAGCGTCGCCCTGGGTGATCAGCTCGCGGGCGTCGGTGATGTTGTAGATGAGGCCCCGATCACACCAGCTGCTGGTGTCGATGTTCCATGCCAGCGCCAGCAGCGCTTCCAGGCGCTCGCCGGGGTTGGTGTTGCCCGGGCAGTCAAAAAAGACCCATCGCTCCTGCAGCGGCCGATCGCGCTCGCACATGCAGTCTGGCAGCGAGACGATGGCTCGGTACAGGCGACCGTGAGCTTGGAAGTGGGCGGGGTGGATGCGGCCTGTGGGTGGCCGGGGTGCGTTGGCTTGCGTTGCGAGGCTGCTGCAAGCTGTACTGATAAATGACATGAAACCTCCATCGCCCGGGGTGGGCGTGGAGGCACTTTAGCAAAGTATTGCTAAGTATTCAAGCAAAGTATTGCTATGTCTGCAATAATTCATCCGCCGCCATGTGGCGGATTCACCGGAGATTTAGATGAGCACTGAAAGCAACGGGTGGGGCGAAAGCGCGGATATGGGACTGTTTGTGGCTGCAAAAAAGAGCCGCAGGTACCACATGTCACTAGAAATGTTGGAGGGCTGCCTTGAGCGCGCGGCTCGGCATTCTCGCGATGCCGGGCGGCTGGAGAATGTGGCGGGGGAACTGGACGAGATGCGGCGGCGTGTGCTGGATATCTATGCCGCCGAGCTGCGAGCAGCCGGTTAGGTTGGGCGCTACTCGGCGCCGATTTGGTCAGCCACGGACTCAAGCGCGGACGCTATGGCGTCTAGCGCATCCTTTATCTGGCTGATGGCTTCATGCAAAGATTCCGAGGCGATGCCTGAGCTGTAGTCCATTACAGCCGTTTGCATGAAGGCCGCGACGAGTTCGGGGTGGGCGCGTGCATAGCCCTCGCCGAACTCGGCATCGATATCACGGATGGCTGCGTTCAGGTAGTTGCCGGCGGCCAGCTTCGAGCTGTCATGAATGATTTTGTCATTTGGCATGGCGTTTAGGTTCGTTGAGGGAATTGATAAATCGTGGCACTGCGCCGATTACCCGACCGTGCCGTTTCTTTTTGGCTGAGTTTCTGTTGTTATTTTTGGATGAAGCGCACGGTAGGCTGTCTCGATTGCTTCATAGGCAATTCGCTCGTCGTGTGAAAAGGAGCGCAGCAGTTGCCAGGGTTCGATGTCCAGGGCGGTGGCCATCATCTCAACTTCGCTGAGCTTCGCGGAGGGGGCTTTGCCAGATGCTCCTACTGGGCGGCGCCCTGGGTTGAGGTAGTTGCTGATGGTTGTTTGGGCGACACCACTCTTTGCCGCCAGTGTCTTTTGAACGAGGTCGCGCTCTTTCATAAAGTGGCGGAGGTTCTCCGCGAGAGTTTCATTGATGGGTCTTGCTGCCATCAATTGAGTGTCCAAGCGATAACTAGCAAAGTGTTGCTTTGATGGATAGCAAAACTTTGCTATAGTGGGCGCCATGCTCATACCTCTCCCTGACCTTGTTCGTGCCCAGCTCTTAGAGCGACGCGGTGAGTGGCCCAACATTGCCAAGCAGGCAGATGTGAGTCATTCCTGGATCTCGAAATTCGTGAACAAGCGCATCCCCAATCCGGGTTACGCAACGCTTGCCAGACTGAACGAATTCATGAATTCGGAACAAAAAGACCCTCCAGCGCTTTCCCAGCAAGCGCAAGGCGCTATCAATTCTGAATCTGCGGAGGCCTCCCATGCGTGAGCAGGCCTTCGCCCTCCAGCTTCTTGCCATGGCTGAGCGCTGGGCTGGTGCCGCTGGCGCCACACTGCGCGACCGCAAGAATTTCTCGGCCACCGTTTTCAGTGTGACACGCCGCCCGGAAGAGCGCGCGCTGTTGGCTGCGGCGGTGGAGCTGTATGACCTGGTGGGCGCCTCTGTGGAGGGCGCGCGGGTCATGCGATCTATGGATCTGGACCCAGACGCTGGTGCGCTGCTTGAGGCGCATGACTTGGAGACCCGGTTTGATGAATGGGCGGCGACCAAGCTGTTTGGTGGCTCTGCCGAGCAGGGGTGATCAGCGATGTATGCAGACCACCTGGAAGCCCGCTTCAGCGCCTGGATGGCGTCCAAGCGCTTTGTAGTCTCGGGCCCCGCGATCAGCTGGCCGCAGCCACTGCAGCGCGGTGCATGTCCATCAGGATGGTTTCGGTCGCGGTGTTGCCTTGTTGCTCCTCGCTTTTTGCAAGCCGCGCCAAGTCTTTGGCAAAGGCTTCTTGCTTGTCTGCGGGCAGTTGTCGCACGGTGGCGAACACCAGGGCGCCGAGGGCGTTGACTATGGCGTTGGCTGTCTCTGCTGTCAGCGGCTGGGTGTTGTCGTTCGATGCGCTCATGGGTTCCTTCAATTCCTTCAATGGTTCTTTTCGAGTCGGGGGTGTAAGCGGCCCCCGGGTCATTTTCCGCCACGTGGCCGCTTTCAGCGGTAGCTGTGCTCTCCGTTCCTTCCTTCCTCCCTCCTTGGGTGGCGCGGCTGGCGGCTTTTTCTTCCTGGGGTTGGTTCGTGTGGGGCATGGCTCCATTTTTGACGCCCCCCTTTGATAACCAGTGATATCGGGTGATAACAGATGAAATCAGCAGTTATCAAGCGCCTGCCAGCGGGCGCCGCCAGTGAGCAGCAGCTCACCTTGTCGTTCGAGCCGGGCATCAGCGACCGTTTTGGCTCGCTGCGGGAGTGCATTGCCACGGGCGTTTACCAGCGCGGCCTGAAGCGGGTGGCGATTGACCTGGACCAGGCGCCCAGCAACCTGAGCGTGCAGCTGAGTGATGACCCGTCGCGCCATCTGAGTGTGGATAGCCTGGAGCGGTACATCGAGCGCACGGGCGACCTGGTGCCCATCTACTTCCTGGTGGAGAAGTACATCAAGCCGCGCGACGGGCGCCAGGAGGCGGCGCTGGCCCAGTTGCCCGCCCTGGCTGAGCAGCTGCAGGCGATGCTGAAACAGGCGGGGATGGCCTGAGCGTGGACAACTATCAGCAAGTGCTTCTGCAGATGCAGGAGTTTGGCATCGAGTTCCGGGACAAAGATTTGCCTCTGGAGATTGACACTCCAAAGAGCAAGACCTGTGGCAAGGGGGGGAAGGATTGGTACAAGCTCTACCTCTTCCGCCGCGACCCGGACAAAGGCGGCGGGACATACGTGGTGGGCACCTTTGGCACCTATCGCCACGGCGGGGCCAGCCAGAAGGTGCATGTGGAGTGGGCGCCCCTCTCCCCTGAGGAGCGTGCGCGACGGGCTGAGGAGCTGCGGGCGCAGCGCGTGAAGGCTGCGGTGGAGCGCCGGGCCGAGATTGCCAACGCCATGGCGGAGGCTATTGATGTGTGGCGCCGGGGCGTGAAGGATGGGCAGTCGCCCTACCTTGAGCGCAAGGGCGTGACTGGTGAGGCCTGCCGCTATCTGGCAGAGCCATTGGTGCTGCGCTGGCCGGGTGAGCCTGGGGAAGAGGACACGCGGGTGCATCTGCCTGAGGGGACGGTGCTGGTGCCGTTGCTGCGATATGACTTGCCGCGCGAGGAGGCGCTGCGGGCCCTGCAGTTCATCAGGCCGGATGGCGCGAAGATCTATCAGCGTGGCATGGACAAGCCCGGCTGCTCCCTGCGGCTCGGCTCTATCGACACCAACACTACCCCGCTGTTGTTGGTGGTGGAGGGGTATGCAACGGGCCTGACGGCCCGCCAGGCGGTTGACCAGAAGTACCCTGTGTTTGTGGCGCTTGATGCGGGCAACTTGGCGCACGTGGTGCCGCTGCTGCGCAAGCTGTACCCCTTCACCCGTATTTTGATCCTGGCCGACGACGACTGGATGACGCGCGACAAGGTGTCGGGCGAGTTGACCAACCCTGGCCGCAACGCCGCAAGGGCCGTAGCCCGCAAGGTGGAAGGGGCGGATTTGGTGTGGCCAATATTCAAGCATGCCACTCGGCAGGAGAAGGACACCGACTTCAACGATCTGCAGGCGCGTGAGGGCCTTGATGCGGTGCGCAAGCAGCTGTCTGGCGTGGTCGAGATGATGGCGAGGCGCTATGGCTGAAATTACGCCAGACAGCGGCCCACAGGGCGGTGCGGTGGAGCCCGCGCCGCATGCGCGCGAAGACGCGCATGCCTTCGATGCCATCGGCGCGCCAGCGCCGCACGATAGTTCTGTCGTTCGCGTGGACTTTGGCGCTGGCAAGGGGCAGGGCGGTGGTGCCGGGTCTTCTGACGCTGAAGCCGGTCCCAGCTCGGCCCCGCCCCCCCTCCCCCAAAGTAGCGCAGCTGCGCTCATGTCGGGGGATGGGGGTGGTGACGCCGGGGAGACTTCTGAGCAGTCTGCCGATGACGTCGCTGACGACAAGCCGGTGCAGGGGCGCAAGAAGGAAAAGACCATTGATTGGGGGAAGTTCAATCACCTGATCGAGCACTTTGTGCTGATCTACGGCACGGATACCGTGTGGGATGGCTCTGAGCGGCTGCAGATGAAGATCGCCAATATGGGCCACGCCCATGGCGCCGATATGGTGCGCATGTGGAAGACCAGCGAACGGCGGCGCACTGTGCGGCTGGATGACGTGGTGTTTGACCCCACGATGAAGTGCGACCCTGAAACGACGGTGAACCTATACGACGGTATGGCCATGGTGCCCAAGGAGGGCAACGTGGACCCAATCCTTGACCTGGTTCGCTATCTCACCAGCCGGGCGGCTGAGCATGAGGCGGAGTGCGAGGAGATCATGCATTGGCTGCTGTGCTGGCTGGCCTACCCGCTGCAGCACCCGGGTGCGAAGCTGCGCACTGCGGTGGTGATGCACGGGGATGAGGGCGCGGGTAAGAACTTTCTGTTCGACATCATGGTGGCGATCTACGGGAAGTACGGCGCCCTGGTCGGCCAGGATGAGCTGGAAGACAAGTTCAACGACTGGCGCAGCTGCAAGATGTTTGTGGTGGGGGATGAGGTGTCCAGCCGGGCGGAGTTGGTGCACAACAAGAACCGGCTGAAGGCGCTGATCACGTCGCCCACGGTACAGATCAACCCGAAGAACCTGGCTCGGCGGGAAGAGAAGAACCAGATGAACATCGTGTTCCTCTCGAATGAGCTGCAGCCGCTGGCCCTGGATAACTCAGACCGGCGCTACCTGGTGGTGTACACCCCCCGGGCCAAAGACCCTGAGTATTACCGCAGCCTGGGTGAGTGGCGCGATAACGGGGGCGCTGAGGCGTTCTATCACTTCCTGCTTACATACCCCCTGGATGGCTTCCACCCTTACTCGCCCGCCCCAATGACTGCGGCGAAGGTGGCTCTGATCGAAATCAACCGCAAGAGCCCTGAGCAGTTCTGGGCTGAATGGTCTGCTGGTGAGCTGGATCTGCCCTACCAGGCCTGTGCGGTGGATCAGGCGTATTCGGCTTACCTGAAGTGGTGTCAGCGCACGGGCGACCGTTACCCGTTCAAGCGCAATCAGTTCACGCCCACGCTGACCCGGTTCTCAGAGGGGCAGGGCAGGCCAGCCCGTACCAAGGCAATGAACGTCACCAAGCCCGGCGAGGCAAAGAAGACCACCCGAATGCTGCTGGTGTCTGAGCCGGTGCTGCGCAAGCCCGATGCCGGGCCTGACGACGTAGCCATGACAGAAGGGGAGTGGGCCACCAGCTCGGTCAGTGACTTCGCAATTGCACTGCGCAAGTACATCGGCTATGGCTCGGGCTCCCCCTCCCACGATGGCAGCGATGCCGATGGAGGTGATGAATGAGCGCCCACGGAGTTACACGGTTACGCATGCGCGTAACGCTGAAAGCTAGCACTGGCGCGGGTAGTTACGCGATTACGCAGTTACGCGCCACATGCGTGTGCGTATGTGTGCGGGCATGCAGGCGGGCGCGTGTGTGCGTGCATGCATGTGTGTGCGTGTGCAGCGTAACCGCGTAATCGCGTAACTCGCTAGGCGTGGCGCGGGTTGTGGCGTTACGCGTGCGCATAACCGCGTAACTCGTTTCTTGTTTTTTTAAGAAGAAAGGAAAAAGAGAATGGAATGGATCAAGCGAGGTCGGGCGGCTGTCGGCTGGAAAGCTCAGACCACCGTGGGGCCCCACCCCCCAGTAGGTACTCCCGGAGCACTTCTCCGTGGGGGTAATTCGACCCCCGCGCGCGCATTAGTTGCTGGCGCTGGAAAAAGTCCGGGATTTAGTCCGGTTTCGGGGAAATAGTCCGATGGCTGTGCAGCTCATGAGCAAGGCGGCCTACGCGCGGCACCGTGGCTGCGATGAAAAGGCCGTGCGTAAGGCCATCACCGACGGGCGGATCAGCACCATCGGCGGGAAGATCGACCCCGAAGTGGCGGACATCCAGTGGGCAAAGAACACCCGCGCTCGGGCCGATAGCAAGCGCACGGGCGGGGGCGCGGCCATTGATGCCGGTTCCCCCTTGCTCGATGCCGAAACACCCGCCAGCGGCCCGGATGCAGCGCCCGGTGCGCCTGCCTCGCCCGGGTATGCCGATTACCGCGCAATGCGCGAGAAGGCCGACGCCGAAATGGCAGTGCGCGCCAACCTGAAAGACGCGGGCCTGCTGGTCGAGCGTGCCCATGTCCAGCGCGGCACCTTCGATGTGGTGCGTGCCTTCCGCGACTCGGTGATGGTCATCGGCCAGCGCGCCGCCCCTCGATGCATCGGACTTGCCGACTCCCGCGAGATCGAGCACGTGATCGTTGATGAAACCCGCAAGGCGCTGGAGGGCTTCGAGGCCCGCATGGCTGCGCTGTTGCCTAACAAGGAAGTCACCTGATGCAGAACCCTCAATTCATCCTCGGTCTGGACGATGAGCTGCTGGTCGATGAGTTCGCCTGCGGCGGCGGCATGTCTGAAACCATTGAGCAGGCCACTGGTCGCCACGTGGATATTGCCGTCAACCACGATGAAGACGCCTGCAGCATGCACGCGGCCAATCACCCCCAGACCGAGCACCACTGGAAGGATGTGTTCGAGGTATGCCCGCGCCGGGCTACCAAGGGCCGCGCCGTTGGGTTGTTGCACCTCTCGCCCGATTGCACCCACCACAGCCAGGCACGGGGCGGCCAGCCACGCAGCAAGAAGCTGCGCGGCCTTGCCTGGATCGGCGTGCGCTGGGCCGGGATCAAGCGGCCGCGCATCATCACGCTGGAGAACGTCAAGCAGATCCTCCAGTGGGGGCCGCTGATCGCCAAGCGTTGCCCGAAGACGGGCCGGGTGGTGAAGCTCGACGGCACCGTGGCCGTCGAGGGTGAGCGCGTGCCAGTGCAGCAGCAGCACCTGGTGCCAGACCCACGGCACGCGGGGCGCACCTGGCGCGCGTTTGTTCGGGCGCTGGAGCACCTGGGCTACACGGTCGAGGCCCGTGTGCTGTGCGCCGCCGACTACGGCGCCCCCACCACGCGCAGCCGCCTGTTCATGGTCGCGCGCTGCGACGGCGCCCCAATCGTGTGGCCTGAACCCACCCACTTCAAGAACCCTGCCAAAGGCCAGAAGCGCTGGCGCTCCGCAGCCGAGTGCATCGACTGGAGCATCCCTGGCAAGAGCATCTTTGAGCGCGAAAAGCCGCTGGCCGACGCCACGCTGCGCAGAGTCGCACACGGCATGAAGCGGTACGTCCTGGACAGCGCCGACCCTTTCATCGTGCAGATCGCCAACTGGTCGCGCGATGGTGTCACCAGTGCCCGCGATCCCCTCTCAACCGTCACAGCGTGGCCGCGCGGTGGGTCGCATGCGGTTGTTGCCCCTGTGATGGTCCAAGCAGGCCACGGTCAGGGCACCCCAGATGCCCCCCGCTGGAGCCACGGCAACAAGAGCGTGCGCGAACCTGTGGGCACGGTTACCGCCAGCGGCGGCGGCCAGGCCGTGGCACTAGGCACGCTGGTGCAGATGGGCTACGGGGAACGCGAAGGCCAGGCCCCGCGCGCCCTTGATGCGCGCCAGCCCCTGGGCACCGTTGTGGGGGCGGGCAAATTCGCTGCCGTCACTGCGTTTGTCGAACAGGCCAACGGCGGCTTCAACGCCACCCCTGCCCGCGATGCGCGCGATCCACTCTCCACCAGTACCGCCACGGGCTCACAGCAGCGGCTTGTCACGGCCACAGTGGTGGAGCCGACCCTTACGCCCAGCCAGGAAGAGGGCGCACTCCGTTGCGCAGCCTTCCTGATCCGCTACTACGGCCAGGGCGGGCAGCTCGGCGATATGCGTGAGCCCATGTCCACCAGCACCACCAAAGACCGCCTTGCGCTGGTCACGGTGTGGCTGCGCGGCACGCCCTATGTCATCGTGGATATCCAGCTGCGCATGCTCACCCCGCGCGAGCTGTACAACGCCAACGGCTTCCCCAAGACCTACATCATCGACCGGGGCCATGACGGGCGTGTGTTCAGCAAGTCCACCCAGGTGCGCATGTGTGGCAACGCTGTTCCGCCGCCTCTGGGGCGTGCTGTGATCGAGGCGAACTGGGACAGCAAGGTTCCGATGAGGAAGGCTGCATGAATCTGGCTGACGGCTACGAACTCGTAATCCGCGCCGCCATGGAGGCCGCACGCCCCGACCCCGAGCTGCGCGTGGACGAATGGGCAGAGGAGTTCATGATCCTGCCCAAGAGCGGCCCGCAGCCGGGGCCGTTCCGCTTCGACCGCAGCTACCCGGCGCGGCGTGTGCATCAGGTGCTGTCGCCCAGCCATCCATGCAAGCGGGTGGTGGCCAAGGTGGCGTCGCAGATGTTCAAGACGCAGACCGCCTTGAACTGGATCGGCGCCCTGATGCACCGCAGGCCGCGCAATATCTTGGCGCTGGAGCCTACCGACACGCTGGTCAAGCGGTTCTCGGCCCGCGTCAGCACCATGATCCGCAACGTGCCAGAGCTGCGCGAGCGTGCTGCAGCGGCCAAGAGCCGCGACAGCCGGAACACGGTGCAGGCCAAAGACTTCCTGGGCGACGCAACGCTGTACATGAACACCGCAGGCTCTGCGGCCAACCTGGCCGAAGTGTCGGCACCCTTCATCTACGTGGACGAGATCGACCGCCTGGAATTGAACGTTGACGATGAAGGCGACCCTGTGGAGCTGGCCGAAGCCCGCGCCACCCAGTACGCCAACGACTGCAAGTTCTTCTACACCAGCAGCCCCAGCGTGGAGGGCTTCAGCAAGATCGATGACCTGTTCAACATGGGCACCAAGGAGGAATATCACGTCCCCTGCCCAGACTGCGGGCACCTCCACCCCCTGGTGCTCGACAACTTCCGCTTCGAGCGCGACCCAGACACCGGCTACATGGACCGTGCCTGGTTTGTGTGCCCGGCCTGTTTCTTCGAGATCGATGAACACCACAAGACCACGATGCTGCCCGATATCGGCGCGGGCGGAGAAGCGCGCTGGGTGGCAACGTCTACGGGCGACGGTGAAACGATCAGCTTCACCCTATCGGCGTTCTACATGCCCATCGGGGCCATCACCTGGCTGTCGCTGGCGCGTCAGTACGCACGCGCCAAAGACCGCCTAGCGCGCGGCGACCATGAAGGAATGCAGGTGTTCTACAACACCCGCATGGGCTTGAGCTACCGAAACACCGAGTCCAACACCACTGCCAAGCAGCTGCAGGACAGGGCTGAAGACTATCCACCCCGGGTGATCCCCAATGAGGCCCTGGTGGTGACGATGGCCACCGACACGCAGGACACCCGCCTTGAAGTGCAGATCGAAGCGTGGGGGCCTGGCATGCAGCACTGGGTGCTGGATTACATCGTGCTGCCAGGTCTGCCCTCTGATTCACCAGAGGACCCCAACAGCGTGTGGGCGCGGCTTGATGAGATCCGCCGCACGCCGCTGTTGCATGCCAGCGGTCGCGCCATCATGATCAGCGCCGATGGCATAGATGCGGGCGGGCACCACACCCAAGACGTCTACAACTATGGAGCGGCGCGCGCGCATCTTGGCTGCACGGTCTTGGGCGGATCTCCCAGGCCCAACCGCCCCATCATCAGCAACTCACCCTCCAAGGTCGATATCGACTGGGGCGGCACTAAGCGCCCCGGTGGCGTAGAGCGCTGGCAGGTGGGTACAGACGTCGCGAAAGACCACCTGTTCAACCGATTCCACCTGACGGAAGGGGCGGGCGCCATGCGCTTTCACAAGCACCTCCCTGCTGAATGGTTTGCTGGGCTGGTGGTAGAGCAGCCCCGCACCCGCTACGTCAAGGGCCGCGCTGTGCGCGAGTGGGTCAAGCCCAACGGTGCGCGCAATGAGCCACTTGATCTCTCTGTCTACAACCTCGCCACCGCCTACCGCTTGGGGCTGCACAAGTGGAGCGCCTTGGATTGGCAGCGCTTGCGGGATCGCCTGATACCGCCTACCCCCGACCTGTTCGCGCCTGCAATTCCAGTCGCTCCAGTGGTGCCGCCTTTGCCAGTGGCTGAACCCCTAGCCCTTCCTGAACCGGCCCCAGCCGCTGTACAGACGTCTGTACCCCAGCAGCCCGTCTCATCAGCATTGCCGGTGACAGCGCCTACCCCGGAACGTACTACGCCCGCCATCCATCAACCCGCCCCCGTGGGGCGTCGCATTCTTTCAAGAGGTATCTGATGCACAACCCCAAAGACCAATACGACACCGAAGCCATGAGCCTTGCCGCCCCTGCGCCCAGCAGTGACGACCAGGAGCCCGCAGCTACTGCAGAAGATGGTGACCTCGATGACCTCTGCGAGCGCTGGGTGAGCTGGTGCAGCACCAGGCGCTTCTATGCACCCGCGCCCAACTACGTGAACATCCTGGGCCAGATGAGCGGCACCACAAAGCCCGTGCGGCCCAATGGGCCTGACGCTGCCAACAGCCCCGAGATCATGGCCCTGCACCTTGCCTACCTGGGCCAGCCCGATGCCCTCGACAAGCGGGTGTTTGAGCTGTACTACGTACACCGCATCAGGCCCATCAAGCGTGCGGCAGATGCGTTGGAGATCTCTCGCAAGCACTTCTACACAGTGCTGCGAGATTTCCGGCGCCGCCTTCGGATGGCGGCCAAGGGCATCTTGGCAGGCAACGAAGCGGCCCGCGAAGCACTGCCTCACTTCGTGCCAGAGCAGCGCTGATATAGCTTTCGAGGAGCAGTGTCAAAGCCTATTTTGTCACCTGTGGAGGTGACAAAATAGGACTCGCCAACAGGTGACACTTTGGCCCAAAATTGACCCCAATTCAGGTAGGTCTCAAAACTCCGCCAGCCTGAAACTACACCAACCACAGCGCTCTGTTGTGCAGCATGCCCCCGGCAGCCGAAAGGCTCCGGGGGCTTTCTTTTGGGGCTTCCATACATGCTTGAAATTCGCCGCAGCGGCAACATGGCCGATGTGATCGCATCGGTGCGTGACGTGCCAGCTCGCCTTGTGCCGTACGCCGTTTCTACGGCGCTCACGCGCACCGCGCAGCATGCTGCCAAGATCGAGCTGCCCGCCGAGATGCGTTCGGTATTCGGCAACCCCGTGGCCTACACCCTCAACTCGCTGCGCATTGAGCCAGCGACCAAAGACACATTGAGTGCCCGGGTGATGGTCAAGAACAGTGCTGCGGGCGTTGCGCCTGAGAACTTTCTGTTTCCCCAGGTCGAAGGCGTTGGCCGCAAGCACAAGCGTGCCGAGGCCGCCATGCGCTACGCCGGGGTGCTCGGCGCCGGGCAGTTCGCCATGCCTGGCAAGGGCTTGTCGCTGGACGCAAACGGCAACGTGAAAGGGGCGGAAGTCCGCACCATCCTCGGTGCTCTCAAAAACATTCGTGGTGGCGTGGGCGCCAAAGGTCAGAAAGCCGGGCGTGGACGCAAGCTGGCAAACGACCTGTTCGTCGGAAAGCCCAACGGTGGCAACCGGCCAGACGGCATCTGGCGCCGCGAGGGCAAGCGCCTGCGGTCGCTCTTCATCTTCACGAACGACGCGCCCGACTACAGCAAGCGCCTGGATTTCACGGGTGTGGTGCAGCGCGTTGCGCTGGAGCGCTTTCAGCCGGAGTTTGAGAAGGCCATGGCCGCCATGCTGGCGCGTGGGGGGCAGGCATGACTACCGCACCAGAGCTGACGCCATTGGAGCAGGCCCGGCAGCGCCTGGCGAACTACCTGCAGGCAGAGACCCGCATCTTGCAGTCGCAGGAATACGCCGTGGGGCAGGGCGGCACCGCCCGCCGCAACCGCCGTGCAGACCTTGAACAGGTGCAGGCAGGCATCAAGGCCACACAGGCCGAAATCGCCACCCTGCAGGCAGCCCAATCTGGCGCACGCCGCGTCACCTACCTGCGCCCTCGCTGATCATGACCATGAACTTCCTCGATCGCGCAATCCACCAGGTGGCCCCCGGTTGGTCTGAAAAGCGTCAGGCCGCCCGCGCCCGTGTGGATGTGCTGCAGCAACTCGACAAGCTCCTGCCAAGCGCAGGTGCCTCGGCCAGCATGGGCGGCGGCGAGGGCGGTGCCTATGGCAACCCCAGCGCTGCTGGTGGCCGCTGGTGGCGCACCACCCCGCGTGATGCCCGCTTCGACACACTGCGCCACCTGCCTACGCAGCGCGGTGCATCGCGCGAATTGGCCCGCACTAGCCCCATTGCTGCGGGGGCCATCAACACCAACATCGACCGCGTGGTCGGCACCGGGCTGGCGCTCAGTGCGCAGCCCAGTCTCACCATCCTAGGCTGGGAGGCAGAGCAGGCCGCCGAGTGGAAAGCTCGCTACGTCCAACCCGAGTTCGGCCTCTGGGCAGACAGCCCCGAGTGCGACATCGAGCGCACGCTCAACTTCTACCAGCAGCAGGCCCTGGTGCTGCGCGGTGCGCTGGAGAGTGGCGATTGCTTCACGCTCATGCCCGATGGCGAGCGCACATCCACCATGCCTTACCGCCTGCGCCTGCAGGTGCTGGAGGCTGACCGCGTGGGCAACCCGCTGGGCGCCATGGATAGCGCTCAGATGGCGGGCGGAATCCGCTTCAACAGCGGCGGCGCCCCTGAGGCTTGCTTTCTGTACGACCGGCACCCAGGCGGTTACATCCCCGGGCTCAATGCCAAGGGCATTTACTCAGGCCAGTGGGTGGATTTCGTAGGCCGCAGCGGTCGGCGCCGCATCCTGCACCACTTCCGCAAGCTGCGCCCAGGCATGCCACGCGGCGTGCCTTACCTGGCGCCCATCATCGACAGCATCAAACAGATCGCCCGGTACACCGAGGCCGAGATCATGGCCGCTGTCGTCACGGCCTACCTCACCATTTTCATTGAAACCCCCACCGGAAATGCCGCACCTGTGTTCGGTGCGGCCGCACCCGGCGCTGGTGGCATCGGCGGTGAGATTGGCTTGGGCATGGGCGCCATCGTAGGCCTGGCGCCAGGCGAAAAGCCGCACGCCGTTAACCCGGGCCGCCCCAACCCCAACTTTGGGCCGTTCATCGACTCTGTGATCAAGCAGATGGGCATCGCCCTCAGCATTCCTTACGAGTTGCTGGTCAAGCAGTTCAACAGCAGCTACAGCGCCAGCAAGGCCGCGCTGCTTGATGCATGGGTGTACTTCCGGGGCGTGCGCATGTGGCTGGGCCTCAGCTTCTGCCAGCCCGTTTTCGAGACCTGGTTCACCGAGGCCGTCGCCATAGGGCGCATCCCGGCCCCCGGCTTCTTTGCTGACCCGCTCCTGCGCTGGGCCTACACCCGCGCCGCGTGGCCCGGCGACAGCATGGGCTCAATCGACCCCAAGGCCGAAGTGGCAGCGTACGCCGCAGCCATCGACGCCCGCCTGATGACGCGCGAGCGTGCCGAGTGGGAGCTGTTCGGCACCGACTGGAACGAGACCTACGGCCAAAAGCTGGCCGAGCACGACCGCCTTATCAAAGACAGCATGCAGCCCACACCCAAGGCTGGCGCCGCTGCGCCCGTAGCCCCCAAGCCTGCTGAACAGGAAGACCCCGAGCAATGAGCACCACCGACTTCACTCCCCTGGCGGAGTTGGCCCACCGCCGCCGCGTCACGTTCGACCCCACCATCAACCTCGGCCATGTCCTCACCTTTGTGGGGTTCCTCGTGACCGGGTTCAGTGCCTACAGCGCCCTGGACAAGCGCGTGACGGTGATGGAGCAGCAGGCCGTAGCCGTGGTGGAGCGCAATCGCGAGAAGGACGCCAGTCTCAAAGACAGCCTGCTGGAACTCAAGAGCGATATCAAAGACCTGCAGCGGTCGGTGAACGACGTCAACCGCACGCTGTCAACCCCGAGGCCAAAGCCATGAAGTACCCACACCTGGCCGCGCGGCTGTTCAACACGCCACTGTTTGTTCATCCTCAGAAGCTGGACGCCATCATTGCCGGTCTCGGCGCTCGCCTGCTGGGCGGCGAGATCTCGTCCCATTCGGTAAGTGGCGACTCGACGGCAATGCTGCCTGTCGACATGTTTAGCACCCGACGCGGCAAACGCGCTGATGCGGGCTACATGGTCGCCGATGGCGTTGCAGTGATCTCTGCGAACGGTGCATTGGTGCATCGCTCCCGCCTCGACGCCGACAGCAACTTCCTGCTGGGCTACAACGAACTGGCCCGCAAGGCCGAAGACGCCATGGACGATCCAGACGTCCATGCCGTGCTCAAGATCTACGACTCCCCAGGCGGTGAAGTGTCGGGCGCGTTTGAGTACAGCGACCGCATGCACGCGCTGCGTGGAAAGAAGCCCATGTATGCCATCGCCGACAGCCTTGCCGCTTCGGCTGCATATCTGGGCGCCTCCGCCTTCGACCAGCTGTCAGTCAGTCAGACGGGCTACGCAGGCTCCATTGGAGTTGTCATGCGCCACGTTGACCTCTCGGTGGCGCTGCAGAACGAAGGCGTCCGCGTCACCCACATCTATGCGGGCGATCACAAGATCGATGGCAATCCCTACGAAGCCCTGCCCAAGTCTGTACGTTCCGATTTTCAAGAAGAGATCAACAGCCTCTACGAGCTGTTTGTGGCTGCCGTCGCTCGCAACACAGGACTCACCCCAGGGGCAATTCGCGCAACCCAGGCAGCGGTCTATCGCGGCCAGGCTGCAGTTGACATTGGCCTCGCACATCGGGTCGCCACTACCGACCAATTGCTTTCCGAGTTGGCCGCGCTCCGCGCGCGGTCGTTCCCCGTCGGGCAGACCGCCCGCGCAACCGCCGACGACAAAGGAGTCAATATGTCTGGCACAACCACCCCGGGCGGTCAAACAGCCGCCCAACCCGCCGCTGCACCAGCTGCAGCTTTTACCCAGGCCGACTTGGACGTGGCCCGCCTTGCAGGCGCAACCCAGGAACGCGAACGCATCCAGGCTGTGCTGGCTGTGGGCGCCAACCTCCCCGGCCACGAGAAGCTGCTCAATACCCTGGCCTTCGACGGCAAGACCACGGCGCCCGAAGCGTCCATGGCTGTGCTGAAGGCCGAAGGTGACCAGCGTGCCGCAGCTATCAAGGCCCATGCCGACGACGCCCCCGAAGCTGCCAAGGGTAGTGCCGCGCCAGCCGACAAGGGCGCCAAGACCAAAGACCAGATGGTTGCCGAAGCCCAGGCCCATGCCAAGGAAAAGGGCGTCGACCTGGTCACCGCTCTCAAGGACCTGGGTTACGCGAGCTGATCGCGACCCACCTATCAACCAAATCAGGAGATCCCAGCCATGACCGGCAACATTTCCCTCCTCACCCTCACAGTCACGGCCGCCAGTGCGCTGGCCGCATGCCGCTTCGTCACTCAAGACGGGGCCTACCCAGCAGCTGGTGCCGCTGCCTTCGGCGTCACGCGCTCCAGCGCGGGCGGCGCGGGCGACCTGGTGCCCGTGGACGTTCAGGGCACTGCCATCGCGGAGTCCGGCGCTGCAATCGCCAAAGACGCCCCCTTGATGGTTGACGCCACTGGCCGCGTGGTGCCTCTCACCGTGGGCAACAAGTCCCCTGTGGGCCGCGCCATGGAAGCCGCCACGGGCGCAGGCCAGCAGATCGAGATCCTGCTGGTTCCCAGTGCGGGCCTCGTCTCCGCAGCGTCCTGATCGGCGCACACCCCTCATCCCAACTTCAGGAGCATTCACATGCCACAAGCAACCCCCGGTCAGGCCCGTGTCGTCGACCCTATCCTCTCCGCTGTCGCGCGGGGCTACCGCAGCCCAAAGGCCGCTGTTGCGAGCGTCCTGTTCCCCATCGTCCCGGTGGGGCTGCGTGCGGGCCGCATCATCAGCTTCGGTCCTGATGACTTCAAGCTGGTTAACACCGCTCGCGCGCCCGGCGCTAATACCAAGCGCATTCAGTTTGGCTACGCCGGTGAGAACTATTCGTTGGTGGATTACCGCCTTGAAGGCGCTGTGCCTAACGAACTGCAAGAGGAGGCCAGCAATGGCCCTGGCATCGACCTGTCCTCAAATGCTGTGCGCCGTGTTCAGAACATCATGGCTCTGGAGCGTGAAAAGCAGGCAGCCGATCTGGCGCGCAACGAAGCGCGTTATGGAGCTGGCAACAAGGAAACTTTGAGTGGCACTAGCCAGTGGAGTGATCCCGCCAGCGATCCATTTACCGACATCATGGACGGCAAGGAATCCATCCGCGCCAAGATCGGCGAGCGCCCAAACGTCCTCACGCTCGGCCCCAAGGTGCTGACTGCTTTGCGCACCCACCCGAAGGTACTGGATCGCCTCTCCACAGCCAGCGATCGTCCGCCAGCAACCCTCCAGCAGTTGCAGGCTCTGTTCGAGCTGCAGCAAATCGTTGAAGGCGAAGCGGTGTACCACGACGGCTCGCAGTTCCAGGACGTCTGGGGCAAAGACGCCATCCTGGCCTACACCACTCCTGCCAGCATGCAGGAAATGGGCTCGCCCAGCTTCGGCTACACCTACCAGCTCGAAGACCGTCCAATGGTCGAAGAAGGCTATTCAGACCGCAACGCCAACAGCTGGTTCTATCCAGTGACGGATGCTTACCAGCCAGTGCTGGCTGGCGCCACAGCGGGCTTCCTGTTCAAGAGCGCAGTGGTCTGATCATGCCGAAGTACACAGCACTCACCCCCATCAAGCACGATGGGAAGCGCTATGCCGTGGGCGCCACCATCGACCTGAACAAGGCCGAGGCAGATGCTCTGCCAGATGGCACTGTGGAGCCGCCGCGCACCGAAGACGCTGCAGCCCGCAAGGCTGCTGAGAAGGCGCAGAAGGCCGAAGCCGAGCGCCTGGCGGCAGAGCAAGCCGAAGCCGCCCACAAGGCCCAGGAAGAAGCCGAAGCCGCCCAAAAGGCCGAGGCTGACCGCCTGGCCGCCGAGCAGCCTGGCGGCAGCACCAGCGGCGCGCAGGGCTGACCACTGCCATGCTGGATCTCGAAGAAGACATGGCCGCCGTGTTCTACGGCCCCGACTTCGCCAACACCTTCACGCGCCAGCGGCCCTCGGTCGCTGACGTGGATGTGGCGCTGATCTTCGGGGTGGTCGATGAAGAGGCCCTGGATGGCCGCGCCATCGCCGCCACACGCAAGGTGCAGATGCCTGTCACGCAGGACGTACGCGCCGACGATGTGCTGGTGGCCAAGCAGGCTATCCCGGCCCTCAGCATCGCCGTAGGCGCCCGGTTTCGCGTGCTGGACAACCCCCAGCGCGTGAACGACGGCATGGAGATGGAGGCGCTGCTGGGCAGCGTGTCGGCATGAGCGCACTCAAGCCCGACACACTGCCCGAAGGCGCCCCCTTCGCCATCGGTGCTGCCATCGTCCATGCACTGCGTTCCGACCCTGCACTGGCTGGTGTCACGGTGCTGGATAACCCGAAACGCGCAAGCGATCTGCAGACGGGGAGCCGCATCGTCTTTTTCGAAGACCAGGCCGACAAGCTCATCGAGCAGCCAGGCCAGTCGGCCAAGCGAACCTACAGCTTCACGGTGGGGGTTATCAACCGCACCGAGCAAGACCGCCGGGGGGCGCATGCCGACTACCGGGCCGCCAAGCGCGCTGTGCGCAACTGCCTGCCAGCAATCAACGTGCTGGTGCGGCTGGAAGCGCGCGGCATGGTCGAGGGCGATGTGCTCTACCGGCTTGAAAACATCGATGTTGGCGGCGGGCTGGTGCTTGGCCTGTTCACCGTCGATTACCGCGATCCGGGCTGACGCCTGTATCGAATCAACCAACCCGAAGCCCGCCACTGTGCGGGTTTCTTTGTTTTTGAAGGAAATTGATCATGACCACCACCGCACGCGCCGTATTGGCCGGGGGCCTTGTGTCTCTGAACATGTGGAACACCGTCACCCAGGCCTACAACGGCTTTGGCGACCCTCTCGACTCTGACAAATTCGAGATCAAGCCCAACTTTGAAGAAAAGGTCAGCGAGTCTCGCTCACACCTCGACTACGGTCAGGCCCGTGCCTCCGTCGTGTTGCCCAAGCCCACCGAAATCACCATCGAGCTGGCGGCAGCGACCGCTGAAGCCCTGGCTATGCAGTTCCAGGGGCTGGTGCAATCGCTCACACAGGCAAGTGGCGCATTTGCAGCAGTCGACTTCACCGTGAGCGCGCTTGACAAGTGGCTGCCATTGGGCAAGCGGAACATCAGCGATTCTGGCTTTGAATTCACCAACGCTGCAGATACCGTGACTTACGAGTTGGGCACTCACTACGAGGTCAACTGGCTGCGCGGCGAAGTGCGTTTCAAGTCTGCTGCTGCGGGCGCTCCCTCAGCGGCTGCAGTGCTCAAGTTGACAGGTAGCTATGGCGCTGTGGACGGCAAGAAGATCTTGGGCGGTCGCGTTACGCAGGTCCGCTGCCAGGCTCGGCTGGATGGCCGCAACATGGTGGACGGCTCGCCCATTGAGGTAGACGTGCATGAGTGCGTGCTCGGCTCCAACAACGGCTTTGACTTCCTGGGTTCCGACTACTCGGCAATCACGTTGAGCGGGAAGATCGTCACGCCGCCCGGCAAGACCGAAGGCTACGAAGTTCGCCTGCCAGGCGCTACCACCTGATAGGTCAGCGCCGTACAGACGTCTGCACGGCGCCCATCAGCACCAGCACAGGCCATCCCACCACCACGGTGGCGATGGCTCCGCCACCCAGCGCCATCAGGCGCTCTGAATCCACCAGCAGGCCCAGCAGGGCCAGCGGAATGCCTACGCCCACCAGGGCGAAGCACCAAACCAAACCTTTCATCTCATCCTCCAAATGGCCGATCCCAAGATCAAATACGACATCGAAGCCGCCGTCAAGGGCGAAGCCGATGCCGAGCAGCTTGCCAAGACGCTGCGCGGGGTGGGTGACGTCCTCGAAGGCGATCTGCAAGAGGGGGCAATTGCAGCAGCGCAGGCGCTGGAGGCCCTGGCGTCAAAGCAGCGCGCCATTGATACGTTTTCGGCGCTCAAGCGTGAAACTGCAGATCTGGAAAGCGCGCTCACCAAAGCGACTGCGCAAGTGGACCGCTTGGGGGCCGAGTTGCCGCAGGCGACTGCCAGCACCCAGCAGCTGGTCTCAGCAGAGCGCAGTGCAGCCACCGCGCTGGAGCAGGCGCGCGCCAGCTTGCAGAGCAAGCGAGATGCCCTCAAGGCCGTGCGCGAGGAGACGCAGGGTGCAGGCCGCCGTAGCGATGAATACAAGGCCACGGTCGTAGGCCTGAAGGATGGCATCAAAGCCGCCAACGCCGAGATCAAGGCCCAGCAAGACGCGCTGCGCACCACAGGTCAAGCCACGGCCCAGGCGCAGAACGCAGAGGCAGCCCTGCGCAAGGAATACGAACTGGCCATCGGCTCATCGGCTCGACTCAGCACAGAGCTGGGCAACAAGCGCCGCGCATTGTCTGAGACGCGCGAGATCATGCAATCCGTGGGCCTCAGCACTAGCAATCTGGCTCAGTCAGAAGCCAACTTAAAGACTGCAGTGGCACAGGTGCGGCAAGAGGTTGCCGCGATGGCACCGGCGTACCAGGCTGCCGCTGCAGCATCCAGCCAGTCCACCCAGGTACAAGCCCAAAATCAGCGTACGTTGCGTGAGGGCATGACGTCCATAAGCACTCAGCTGCAGCGCATCCAGCAGATCGCTACTGTGGCGCTTGGGGGCAGCTACGTTGGGGGGCTTGCAAAGTCGGTGGCAGAGACCGCTGACGAGTTCCGCAACCTCGAAGCCCGCGTGAAGTTGGCGACTGGTGAAGGCCCCCAGTTCACGAAGTCATTTGGCGAAGTGCAGCGCATTGCTCTGTCAACCAACAGCGCCCTGGATGAGACAGGCACATTGTTCGCGCGGCTCACCAAGGCATCCCAAGAGGGAGGGCTTGCGGCAGTGGCGGCTCAGCAGCGGGCCCTCGGGTTGACGCAGACCATCAATCAGGCCATCCAGCTATCCGGTGGCTCTGCGGAATCCTCAAAAGCCGCGATCACTCAGTTGGTTCAGGGTTTGCAAGGTGGGGCCTTGCGCGGCGATGAGTTCAACAGCGTCATGGAACAATCGCCCCGCCTTGCCCAGGCAATGGCGGATGGTCTGGGCGTCACCACTGGTGAGCTGCGCCGGTTGGCAGAACAGGGCGCCCTGACCTCTGAGACTGTGATGCGGGCTCTTGAGGGCCAGGCAGACGCAGTTGCTGGCGAGTTCGGCAAGCTGCCCGCCACCGTGGGCCGTGCTTTGCAGAATTTGAGCACGCAGTGGACCATCTACGTCGGCAACGCTGACAAGGGCCTGCTCAGCTCAGCGAATGCCGCCAAGGTCATCAATGCGCTGGCAGCGAACCTTGACACTGTGGTGAGCACGCTCACGGCGGCAGGTAAGGCCTGGGCTGCAATCAAGATTGCTGGGCTGGTGGCAGACTTTGCCAAGTGGGCTGCAAGCACAATGGCCGCGACCAAGGCGGTCGAAGCCAACACTGTGGCGACAGCTGCCAACACTGCGGCCCAGCGCGTAAACGCCACGGCGCAGGCCCAGACGGCAACGGCACAAGCTGCCAACACCGCAGCCACTACCGCCAACACTGCAGCCCGCGCAGCCAATGCCAAGGCCTGGGGCGAGATAGGCGCGTTTGCGCGAGCAGGCGCAGCAGCCCAGGCCACAGCCACAGCAGCCACTACTGCCAGCACCGCGGCCCTTGCGGCGAACACAGCCGCAGCCGCACGGGGTGGAATTGTTTGGCGCGGTGCCTCGGCTTTGATGGGGCCTTGGGGTATAGCTGTTGCTGCGCTCACGCCAGAAATCATCGGCCTGACCCGCGCTCTTGGCGAGCAAGCCGCCAAAGCCATGGGCTGGGGCAAGGTGATGGAGGAAAACGAAGCCAAGCTGCGCCAGGCGGACGAAGCCGCGAAGATCCATGCGGAAACCTTGCGGCGTCAGGCTCTGCTGTACGAGGAAGCTCGCAACCGTTCCTTCGACCTCACGAACCAGTCAAAGGGTCTGATCGCTGAGTTCGACAAGCTCACAAAAGCGGGCGAGTCCTCCAGCGCGGCCATCGCGAAAATCGGCAAGGACTTCGACCCCAGCACCACGCAGGGAATACGGGACATGTCGGGAGCGCTCGACAAGCTGGCGGCTGACGGCAAAATTTCCGCAGACCAGGTCAAGCAGGCGTGGGTTGCGGCGCTTGATGGGCAGGATCTCGCGAAATTTGAAGTTCTGGCGCGCAACGCCTTTGCAGCGGCAGGGCAGGAAGCCGTAAAGCTCAGCGAGCAGATCCGCCAGGCGATTGACTCTGGCGCATCCCCTGCCGTGGTCGGTGAGTTGCAGAAGCGCCTGGAGGCGGCCATGTCGGCTGCCGCTCGTGAAGGCGAGCGTGTGGCCCAGATGATGGACACCGTCCTCAATGCTGCCGTGGCCCGTACAGGGTTGGAGTTCTCCGCCCTGGAAGGGCGCATTGGCGCAACTTCGCGGTCTGCCATCAATGACCTTGACGTCATCATTGGTGGACTGGATCGCCTCAAGGCCCAGGGGTTGGATGCGGGCAAGGCTCTGGAGGCCAGTTTTGTCAAAGCATTGGACACAGCCGACAGTCAGCGCGCTGTCGATGAGGTCACATCGCGGGTTGAGGCGCTGCGCAGGCAGCTGGGCGACAAGGTTGCCGATGGTTTGCTAGATCAGGCCAAGCAAAAGACTCAAGAGTTGAATGAGGCGCTGGACAAGGCAAAGCCAGGCATCAACAGCCTGGCCGAGGCCATGAAACAACTTGGCATTACTTCTGATGCGTCATTGAAGGACACGGCGGCTCAGGCGCGCGTGTCTTACGACGCTATTGCTCAGAGCGGCAAAGCCAGCGCGCGTGAGATGGCGGACGCTTTCAAGGTGGCGGCTGAGGCAGCCATTAAGGCCAATGGCGGGATCGCTCCATCGTGGGTTACGGCGCAGGCATCAGCGCGGGGCTACAAGATCGAGGTGGACGATGCGGGGCGCACCACTCTGGAGGCTATGAAGCGCGCCCAGGACTCTCTTGGAGGTGTTGAGGGCGCTCACCGCAGCGCAGCTGGTGCGGCAAGAGACCAGGCTAATGCAGTTCAATCCCTTGCTTCTGCATACACCGATGCAGGCGCCAAGGCTATGGCCGCGCAAGGCCAGATCCTGGAGGCTGCCCAACGTCAAAAGAATGCCGACACGTCTGCCTCCAGCATCACGAACCGGAAGTCCAGCGAAACGATGTTTGTGTGGACGCGGTCCAGCATCATCGATTACCTCAAGCAATCCGGGCTTGAGGATGCGGTTGCCGAGCAACTCTCAAAGCAGTTTTTGAACGGCAAGGGCGAGGTGGACTACATCGCGAATGACGCTCAAAAGCGTTGGGCTGGCAAGTACGGCACCCTGGCCGAAGCCTTGGGAAAAGTGGCCGAGTTCTACAAGTACGACGAGGGCGGCCAGATAGAAGCGCTCGACATCGTGGACCGCGCGAAGCGCGACAAAGAACTACGCGACCGGCAGCGCAACCCCAAGGCGCCCGCGCCCGCACCAGCGCCTACGACACCTGGCGGCAATGGTGGATCAGGTGGCGACAGGGTCGATAGGGTGGTCAACGTCTACATCGGCAATAGCACCCCCTACAGCGTGCCCACCAATGAAGGCGGACAGAAAAACATTGAAGCGATTGCCCGCGAGGTGCTGCGCTTACTTGAGCTGCAGCGCAACCAACTCGGCTATTGACCATGACCATCACCTTGACCAACGGTGGCACGACCCTTTCGTTGCCGCCAGACCTGATTTGGGCGGACGAACTGACCTGGTCAGCAGTTGCCCAAAGCACAGAGCGCGGGATCTTCGGCACCTTGATCGTCGATGCAATGGCCCGTAACGGTGGCCGCCCCATCACCTTGCAAGGTGATGGTGATAGCGCATGGATTGATCGTGGAACCCTGCGCACGCTCGGTGCATGGGCTCAAACGCCCGGCTTGCGCATGGCTCTTGATGTGCGCGGCGAGATCTTCTCTGTGATTTTCGACCACGGGCCAGAAGAGGAGACCCGCGCCATCGCAATGTCTGCCGTCATTGATTACTCCGACAAGCAGGACGGCGATTACTACTGCAGCCTTGTGCTGCGCTTTATCGAGGCAAGTGAAACCCTATGACCATTCTTGAAGGCGACATCAAGCTGCTGGCCAGCCGCGTCATGGACGATGTGCCCGAAGGCGGCGGTGGCCCCACCGGTACCGTCATCCCCTACGGCGGCAGCAATGCAGTGTTTGGCGATGTGCCCGAAACCGCCCGCGCAGGCGGCAATGTGTCCATCCGGCAGGTGCACATGGGCGTGCTCACACCCACCACCGACGCACTCATGGGCGCGAACGTCATCCTCTCGCGCCTGCCCACTGATCCCAATGTGTCGGTCAGCCTGGCCAAGTGCAACCTGTTCGCCCGCC